GACAAGCTGTGCGACACGAGATGCGAGCTCCTTCCAGTGAGTGGCGTTCTCAAAAATGAAGCCGGCTTGAGCGACGACCATGTGCGAGGCATGGTACATCTCAAGCGGTAAAGTAGAGATACCGACCTGGAAGAGAGGTGACGTGGTACGGAACTCAATGTGAGAATCAACAGTCACGGCCATCTGGGTCTCATCAACACCACCCTCCTCCTCAATAACGACTGCCATGAACGGATCATCGGAGTCGAAAGATACAAGAGGGGCGTGGGTCGTGAGCAAAAGGTCGGTCGTGAGCAGGCTAGTGCTAGCTCCAGTAATAGTCCCGGGAATGGACTGGAACGTCTTACGGAAGGTCTCAGCTTCTTGAGTTGGAGGGGACACGACGTAACAGCCCATCTCGGCAGAGCCGAAGTAGCGCTCAGCAGGGTGTGTCAAAGACAGCGCAGATTGCGGGACCCCCCACCAAGCGTAGGAGGGGCTCTGAATCCGGCTGGCCCTGATTGTGCCCTGCTTGACCTGAACCCTGCTCACATTAGTGAACAGAGTTGACTGGGCTGTTACGCGGGTGCTGTCATATGGGGCTCGGGAGACGGAAATCTCAGGTGGAGCAAAAGCCGGCTCCAAGATCCTAGCAGATCCCTGTGGGAAAAAGTAGACGATCATAGTGCCGGTTGTTGCTTTAATGCTGATTACGCGAAGCCACACACTGCGGCCAAACGTAAAAGTCGCCCCGACACCAACAGAAGTAGCAAAATGTGTCTCCCTTAAACCGGTAGAGTCAACAAACTCGTAATCCATTGTCCCAGTACCCCCACCTCCGGCACGGATAAAGACATTCAGACCATCCTGTTGGTCAAAGGGAATGTAAATCCAAGTGTCAGAAGTGCCGTCGGTTCCAAGTGGCGCACCGGAGCCGACGGCTATGAGGTTTGGGTCAGCCTTGGTTTGGCCGGCAGAGACAGGCTCGTAAGCATAAGCAAAGACTGCTCTGCCGGCGTCATTGTCTGCCACCCTCTGCTCCAGCCAGAGTGGAGCCGCCGGCTCACGCACAATGGTTGAGAGAAGGGTTGACTTCCCAAAAGAGTTGGAGTTGGTAGTCAGGTTTGTCTCAAACGAGACGACCGCGGTACGCTCCAAATTTGGAAAGGTGGGCAGACGAATTGGCGGATTCTCGTGAGGTAACAAAAGGGTCTTGGCAACCGCAGGCATACCAAGAGCCTTAGTCCGGACAAGAGGAACTGGGCGTTGCATCGCAAGTGGCTACGTAAGCACAAACCCCCCCCCCCCGGGGGAGGACAACGGGGCGTGGATCTGGCTAACCGGGGCGGTTGCAGGGCGTGCTGTGTCAGAGGTCATCTTGGGTGACACACACGTTCAAGAAAGGGAACCGACCGACACAAGGAAGGGTCAGCACCTGTTGAACCAAGCGTATGTCACCCAAAATGAGGTCTGACGGCACGTTGTACCTCTTGGCCAAGTGGACGAGTGTGGTTGAATCCCAACTCGGGGTCGGGGAATCACGCATAGTCCAAGGCCTGTTGGGATCCCTGCGGACGGGTGTGGAGGGGCCGGTGGTAAGCAGCAAGACACGTTGTGCGAATTCGTGCAACACGGGCACGTGGCGAAACAGTGAAAGCTGCTGGGCAACGCCTCTCAGCCAGGCAACTGGATGTGTGTCACGCTCCAGTTGCCAAAAGGCCTTGTAAAGGCACCGCCCAAGTGTCGGGCCCCAAATCCACGCTCCACCGACATTGTACGGCATCTGGCCAAGGTAGGTAACG